AAATGACTTTTCATTGAAAGGTATGTTCGGTAAGTCTCAAATGGTGTCACTTTCGCTTTCATCCTCTTCAGCTTCAAATTCAGTAATAGCATCTATAGGAACTTCTTCACTTCCTATTCGATACCAGTGTACATCTTCCCCTGTTTTATAACTTGGACGTTCTCCAAGATATTCAAGGTCAGGCATATTATAATCACGCAAAATCGCCTGAAGGCGATAATGCAATAGTTCAAGTTTGGTCGGCATTACAAAGGTAGTTTTGCTCTTGACGTAGGTTTCATAAAGTTGAGACGAGTCGCATCCCATTTCAGTCGTTCTTTTAAAGGTTTTGAAATCAGTTTCGATACTGATTCTACCTCAATATTATTACTATCGCAATAGTAGCATATAGCATCGATATAATTAAAATCTCCCTCTGCTACAATCTTTTCAATTTCCATAGCAAATTTTTGAGGAGTGAGAAACTTACTCTCTATTGCCTTTTCTAATTCATTTTTCGGTTCCATAGAGCTCCAGTTTGTCGTTAACAAATTTTCTAATATATTTGCTGAGAAGTTTGATGTACTTTGCTTTGTCGGTTTCTTCATAGACTACACATTCTCCGTTTTCACAAGCCATAATGATCACAAGTTTTTTGATAGAGATACCTGTTATCTCATAAAGCATACAACCGTATGCCATACATTGAACAAAGTAATGTTCAATCCAATCTCTTGGTTTAGGTTTTTTAGAAGTCTTAAAGTCTATTATTGCTAGATCACCGTCATATTCAGCAATACAATCAACGGTTCCAGCAATACCTAATTCTTTGCTATAGAGAGAACCCTCTAAAGCGTAAATATTATTTATAAGGTTGAGTTTACCTTTCGAGATCTTAAATAAAAAATCAGAAATAGGACGAACTTTAGGTAAATCCTCATTCTTTAGATAATGTTCTGTAAGAGTATGCATATCAGTTCCACGACCAGTAGCCGCTTTTGTGATACGATCTGCCTCTTCATTACCAACCCTTTTTCTCCATTTAACAAAAATTTCTTTGTTAAAGTGACTAGTTACTGATGTAATAGAAACTAACTTTAATAAATCATCTTCTTCTGGTACTGAATAATAACGAACCCCATCAATGGTTTCTCGTTGTAACTTTGGAAGATCTACATCAACATGATTAAACATTAAAAACCCATTTCAAGTTTTGCAATAATATATTCTTTGACCAGTCCAGAACGAACTATGTCATCTATACCAAACTCTATTATATCAAAAGATGGCATTTTACGCAAGACGTTCATAAAGTCTACAATACCATTACGATCATTAGTCTTAATTAAATCTGATTGACTTGCATCACCACAGAACATAATCTTACTATTCTCTCCAATACGAGTAATAATAGAATCTAGTTCGTGGAAATTAAGGTTCTGAAACTCATCTACAATCACGATAGCGTTGTCTAAAGTAGTTCCACGAATAAACGAGGTACTCCAAAACTTAATGCTTTCCTGTGCCTTTAAGTTGCCATAGAGCATCTCAAAATCTACATCAGAAGGCATCTGAAACATATACTTTACCATATTCTTATATGGAATCTGGTAAATATCTGCCTTATCTTCATGGTCACCAGGTAAGAACCCAATTTCACGAGTAGACACTAATGAACGAACCAAATAGATTCTTTCATATGGTGTCTTATCGTCCAATATTTCAGAAAGAGCATTATAAAGAGTGATAAAGGTTTTACCTGTACCAGCAGTTCCATATGAAACTATATGTTTACCTTCTTTATATGACTCAAAAACCTTTTTCTGATTATCAGTAATTGGTTCTATATTCAGAAGATAATTTGTATTGATTGGTTTCTTTCTTTTTGCTTGTCTCGTAGTCAAACCCACACCAATGGGTTGTTCACCATCGGCTTTCTTTTTTCTAGGCATGTTAAATCTGCTTTATAGTAGGATTTCTTGGAGCTGCTGTTTGTGCTCTCTTCAGAATAGTATTCCAACCAGGTGCTTTCTTTCTCAATTTATCCTTCCATTCACCAACTTCTCCAGTACCAGGCATAGTAGAAGGATCAGACCAATCTCTAGTCCAATCTGGATTGTTATCACACCATTTAGACCAGTCATGAATACTCATTGCCACTTCTTTCTGTTCACCAGTTTCTTTGTTAATTACAGGGTATGTTGCCATTTCAATATAAA